GAGCTGGGTCCTCGCTCCCGATCCCTGCGAGTTCTGAGGCGATGGCGCAGCAGTTCGAGCAGAACAGCGTCGCCATCGGGGAGCCGTTCCTCAAGCAAGGCGATGTCCTGACGGGAGCGGACGGAGGGTCGCTCGCGCTCGACTACGAGGACATCGACGGACCGCCGCTGCACCCGAACTGCCGGTGCAGCCTGCAGCCGAAGCTGGTCGACGACTACGAGTCGATCCGCAGGGAGCTCGAGGCCGAGATCAACGCATCAGAGGAAGCAGAGAGGAACGCATGAGGAACGACATGCAGACGAAGGCGCTGACGGCCCAGATCGCTCCGACGGCGAGCGGGTTCTCCGCGGTCATCACCAGCGAGACGATCGACCGCGACGGCGAGGTGCTGATTCCCGCCGGAATGAACTCGAAGGAGTTCGAGCGGAACCCGACGCTCTTCTGGAACCACGACTACGCGGAGCCGGTCGGCAAGGCGACGATGCCGCTCAAGCGGAAGGAACGCGAGATCGTCGCGGACTTCGTCTTCGCCAAGCGTCCGGACGGCTACGGCGGCGAGTTCTTCCCGGAGGTCGCGGCGGCGCTGGTCGCTCAGGGAATCGTCAGCGGCGTGAGCGTCGGCTACGTCCCCGAGGAAGGCGGCGTCCGCATGGCGACGGACGTCGACCGCAAGAAGTACGGCGGCCAGGTGTCGCGGATCTTCTCGCGCTGGAAGCTGCTCGAGGTCAGCCTCGCGCCGCTGCAGGCGAACCCGGAGGCGCTCATCACCGCCGTCCGCAAGGGCCTCTGCTCTCCTGTCGGCGCGAAGCGCTGGTTCGGGATCGACGTGCCGAAGCGCATCGTGGTCACGGTCGACGTCCCCGCGCGCTCAACTGCGGCGAAGCCGAAGCCGATTGACGTCGATGCCATCGTGCGGCGGGAAATCGCGCGCGCGAAGGGTGCCGTGAGGCTCTGACTTGGACCGGCTGTCGGCGTGTGCCTGGACAGCGGCCCTGGAGCCACGCCTGACGGCACGCAACAGGAGCAGCCAATGAAGACCATGACCATCGACCAGTTCAAGGACGCGCTGACCAAGGCCGCGAAGGCAAAGGGTGAGGCAGGCGTCGTCGCACAGAAGAAGCTCATCCTCGAGGGAGACTTCATGATCACCGACGCCGCAGGCGTCGCCGTGGATCCCGAAGCGCTCGACGTCGCGATCCGCGCTGCGGCTCCCGCGATGGAGGAGGATTCGGCCGACACCGCAGGCATCGAGGAGAAGGTCGCCAAGAGCGTCCGCAGCGCGCTCGGCATCCGCACGACCGGCGGTTCGTCCGCGATGGCCGTCACCGCGGAGCCGAAGGCCTGGGAGAGCGCCAAGCAGTACGGCCGCCTCAAGGCGTTCAAGTCCAAGGAAGCGGCGTACCGCTTCGGCTCGTTCTGCCTCGCGGCGATGGGCCACCGCAAGAGCGCGCAGTTCTGCGCGAACAACGGCATCCAGGTGAAGGCGCACTCCGAAGGCGTGAACAGCGCCGGCGGCTTCCTCGTTCCCGACGAGTTCGAGAACGAGATCGTGACGCTCCGCGAGCAGTACGGCGTATTCCGCCGAAACGCGAAGATCTACCCGATGTCCTCGGACACGCTGCGCATCTCGAAGCGCACGGCTGGCCTCACGGCGTACTTCGTCGGCGAGATCAACGCCGGCACCGAGAGCACCCAGACCTTCGACAGCGTCCAGCTCGTCGCGAAGAAGCTGATGTGCCTCACGACCGTGTCGAACGAGCTCCTCGAGGACGCTCTCGTCAACATCGGCGACGACATCGCCAACGAGGTCGCGTATGCGTTCTCGCTCAAGGAGGACGACGCGGGCTTCAACGGAACCGGCACGTCGACCTACGGCGGCATCGTCGGACTCGCCGGCGCGCTGACCAACGCGACCTACCAGGTCTCGACCAGCGCGACGACGAGCTACGCGAGCGTCACCAAGGAAGAGATCTCCGCTGCTCTGGCGAAGCTCCCGAACTGGGCCTTCCAGCGCAACAACGTCAAGATCTACTGCCACAAGTCGACCTATCACGCGATCTTTGAGCGCCTTTCGATGGCCGCAGGCGGCGTGACCGCGAACGAGATGGCGAACGGCATCGCTCCGCGCTACTTCGGCTACCCGGTCGAGTTCTCGCAGGTGCTCCCCGCCGTGACGGCGACCACCGGCGCTGACGGCGACGTGCTTGCGTACATCGGCGACCTCTCGCAGGCGTGCTTCCTCGGCGACCGCCGCTCGACCGCAATCGCGTTCTCCGACTCGGCGCTCAATGCGTTCGAGCAGGACGAGCGCGTCGTGCGCGGCACCGAGCGCTTCGACATCGTCTGCGCCAACGTCGGCGGCTCCACCGCCACCGGCGCGATGGTGAAGTTCACCCTCTGATCTGACAGGAAAGGAACCACACCATGAAGAGCTCCACCAAGATCCTCAACACCATCGCGGCAGGCGTCTCGACGCTCACCGCAGAGTTCGACACGCAGGGCTTCAACTACGCGAAGGTCTACGTCTGCACCTCTGGAACCGTCGCTCCTTCTTCGTCTGGCAACAGCGTCGTCGAGAGAGAGACGTCCGGAGGCACGACCAACGCCATCAGCGGACTCGTCCAGGGAACCGACTACACGCTCTCCACCGCGACCAACAACACGTCGGTCGCCAAGATCGTGTACGGCATCCCGCTCGGCGGCCGCAAGCGCTACCTCAAGGCGACGTTCACCAGCGGCTCGTCCGTGACCGCGAACCACGCGATCATCTGCGAGCTGAGCGACCCGTACGACTCCATCCTCGTCCGTCGCGCCGGCACCGCCGCGACCGATGCGGCAGGCAGCGTCGTCAACATCTGAGCGGAGACCATCTCCTCCCCGGAGCGCGTCGGCATCCGTGCCGGCGCGCTTCTGTTTTTGAGATGCGCTGCTATGCTCCCCGCAGGAGGCACGATGGAGATCAAGGACGGACATCTCAGGATCGGTGAGGCGAGGAAGATCGACCTGTCAGGGATCGCGGACGCATCGCTCAAGTCGGTCGAGCTGGGGAGCCTGCTCGACCGACTGCCGGCGAAGGAGGCGCTGCCGGTCCTGCGCGGATTCGCGCAGAAGATGGCCGACAAGGCGCGGATGACGCTCGACGTCGCAGACTTCGACTGGGTCTGCGCCGCCTACCAGAGCGGGGAAGCGGACGCCGAGTCGATCCTCTGCGCGGACGGGATGAACCGCTCGATCTGGAACCGCAGCAAGCTCTGCGACACGGTGAACATGGCGGGCCTCGAGGTCGTCGGAGGCGTCGACGGCGGCCTCGGGTGGAAGCCGTCGCCTGAGCGGATCGCCGTCACCTGCGAGAAGCGTGTCCGCAGGGAGCCTGAGATACCGCTCAAGGACGTCACTGCTCTGATGAGTCTCCCGCGCATCGCCTGGACGGAGACGTTCGCGCATTCCCTCGAGGTCTGCTCGCAGCTCCAGATGCGCTTCGTCAAGAGCACCGGCGTCTTTTGGGGCCAGTGCCTCGAGCGCATGATCGCAGGCGAGCTCGAGCGCGGCACGAAGTACGCGCTGACGATCGACTACGACTCAATCTTCGACGCTCGCGACGTCGTGCGTCTCTGGCAGATCATGGAGGACAGGCCGGACATCACGGCGCTCTGTCCGCTGCAGATCGGCCGCGACCGCGACGAGCTGCTTCTCAACCTGATCGACTCCGAAGGCAAGCCGATGGATCGGGTGACGACGGATCACTTCTACCAGGAGGCGGTCGACATCAGGAACGGACATTTCGGCCTGACCATGATCCGCCTCGAGCACCTCAAGTTCATCAGCCACCCGTGGTTCCTCGGGGTTCCGAACGAGCAGGGCCGATGGGACGAAGGCAGGACCGACGACGACATCCATTTCTGGCACAAGCTGCGGAAGCACGGCCTCAAGGTCTGCGCGACGCCGAAGGTCCGGCTAGGCCATTTGCAGCTCGTCATAACCTGGCCGATGGACAACTGCGCGGTGAAGCACCAGTACCTCGGCAAGTACCATTCGGACGGGAGGCCGCCGGAATGCCAGACCTACTGATCGTGCTCAAGACGTTCTCCGTCGCAGACGAGCGCGTGGGCAGGCGCGAGGTACGGCCCGGATGCGTCGTCAGCGTCGCGTCGGACCTTGCCGACAAGCTCGTCCGGGAGCGCTACGCGGTCCGCGTCGTCCCTCCCGCTCCGCTGTTCACGGAATCGACGCAGCCCGAGGAGGAGCCGATGAAGGGAAGGAAGAGGCGCAATGCAGATCGACTCAAACCCGCTCACGACGCTCGCCAAGCTGAAGACATGGCTCGGGATCACCAGCGTCGAGAATGACGCCGTCCTCCAGTGGTCGATCGACTCCGCGTCCCGCGCGGTGCAGACCTACTGCGGCAGGAACTTCACCGAGACGCGCTACTACGAGATCCGAGACGGATCGGAGTCGCGCCGCATCGCGCTGGCGAACTACCCTGTCTCGTTCGTCAGGTTCGTAGGCGTCGGATGGGATTCGGTCATGACCGTGTCTAGCACCATCTCGACGGACGCAGTCTCGACCGTCTCGGTAGGCGCTGGACAGCTCCACCTCTACAGGATGAGCTCGACGGGAAGCGAGTCGAACGATCAGGTCAACTTTGCGAACCACCAGACCTCGACGGAGCTGGCGACGCATATCTCGACCGTCACGGGATTCTCGGCGTCGGCGCTCCTCGACGTGCCTGCGGTCTACATCCGAAAGCTCGCTGGACGCAGCCTCAAGAACGGCTCGGCGTACCTCGAGGCTCCGACCGACGGGCTCGAGGACTACCAGGTCGACCTCGACTCAGGCGTCCTGTACGGCGCGCAGCTCGGTCTCAACCGCTCGCTCCTGGTCGACTACACGGCCGGCTACGCGACGATCCCCTACGACGTCGAGATGGCGACGCTGTCCGTGTCCGCGAGGCTCTTCCGAGATAGAACGCGCGACCCTGGGCTCAACAGCGAAAGCCTCGGGGGATATTCGTATTCCCGTCGCGGAGGCAGCGAGATCAGCACGGAGGAGGCGCGGATGCTCGCGCCGTACCGGAGGCTCCGTTGAGCATCGCGAGCCTCGTCTCCGAGTTCGGCGTCACCCTGTACCTGTACAGGCCGACGGCGACCGTCTCGAGCGACGGCAAGCCGCTGCGGACCTACGCGCTCGTCGAATCCTTCACGGGATTCATACAGCCCTCGTCGCAGTCCCAGGACGTCCTGGAGGGCCGCGCGAGCTCGCGGACGGCCGTGACGATCTACGTCTCCGGGACGCTCGACGTCCGGATCGAGGACGAGATCTACAGCGGGACGTCTGGGAGCGTCGAGCGCTGGCGCGTCTCTGGCAGCACGAACCCCGGCGAGGTCGGACGGATGTCTTCGGCGCACCGTCTCAACATGACCGTGATCGACGCCGTGCAGGTCGCGCCGGAGGTGACTCTGTGAGCCAGTTTCCGCCGATGCAGAACCCCGCGAGCATCATCGACATGGCGAAGGTCCGGGAGAGGCTGCAGGCCGCCTCGCTCGAGGCGCTGAATGCCTCCGTCCTCATCCTCAGCTCGGCGATGCGTACGACGCTCAGTCAGCCGGGAACGGGACGGAGGTACTTCCGCAACCCAGGCTACGGCCGCCGCCGGAACGCGCGCCAGCAGGGAGTGCATGTCGCCTCGGCACCCGGACGGCCGCCGGCTGTCGACACGAACCGCCTGCGAGCGTCCTTCGCCGTCTCGACCGTCGGAACCCGCGGAGACGGCTTCGTCGCCGTAGAGAAGGCACCGACCCGCATGGTCCTCCGCTACGGATCGAAGGTCCGCTACGCCGTGTTCCTCGAGTACGGGACGCGCAGGACGAGGAAGCGTCCCTTCGTCGCGCCGACGCTCGAGAAGTTCCGTCCGAAGCTCCCGGCGATCTTCGCCGCGGCGTTCCGCAGGCACTTTCCGAGGGTCAAGGCATGAGCGCGAAGGCGATGCTCGACGCGATCTGGACGCGCCTGGCGGCGTCGACCGTGTACACGACCGTCGGAGGCAGGATCGGCCTTGCCGAGCTTCCTGCCGACACGGCGCTGCCGCTGGTGGTCTACGACTTCGATGCGCCGCCTTCGGCGAGCAAGATGTTCGGGAACGTCGAGCGCTTCGAGGGGACGGTCGTCTTCCGCATCTACCAGAGCTCGGCGGCGGGGAACACGCTGCATACTATCTCCGCGGACATCCTGACGGCGATGAGCGGAACGATCTCCCCGACAGGGTTCGACCGCCTGACTGCGGTCCGCGTGTCCGTCGGCTCACCCTCATTCTCGGATGATGGTTGGTCGATGGAGGATAGGTACAGGGTGGTTGGCTTCAAGACGAGCTGAGGGTTCCTATGGCAATCGACCAATACATCGTTGGCAACGACGGAAACGTCTCCTTCTCGATCGGCGGCACGAACCAGCCGTTCATGAAGGTCTCGAGCTTCACCGCGAACCTGTCGCGGCCCGTCTCGGTCATCACCGGGTTCGGCGACACAGGCGGCCGCCGCCGCCTGGGAATGCTCGACTTCACGGGCACGCTCCAGGGTGCGGCAGGCGTTGGCGTCACCAACCCATCGACGTCGACCTCCCATATCTACGTCTCGACGTTCGCCAATCCCGCCACGAACACGACGAACTCGCTCGCCGACGTGACGCTGACGCTCTTCGACGACCCAGGAACCACGCATGAGGCGAAGATCGTCGCCAAGTGCGTCCTCTACAACTTCTCGTTCAACGCGGCGAAGGCCGGCGACACGACGCTTTCCTGCAACGTCGAGAACGCGGACGGCGTCGCTCCGGTCGTCACCTGGATGACCTGATGAGCGAGTTCCAGAAGGCGCTGTCGATCGTCCTGCCGAACGGCGACGACTGGCTCGTCACGATCGTGACCCGCTCCCGCAGGTTCATCAACCGGCGCATCTCGCCTGGCGCGATGAGCGAGCAGGAGGCCTCCGACCTCGCCGTGCGCCTGAGCGGCCTGCAGCGATCCGAGATATCCGATCTCTCCGTCCGCAGGGTAGGATCGGCGAAGCTGGAGCTGCCGGCGTCTGCCGACCCGCTCTCGGCGCTCATCAGGAGGATCGGAGCATGAACATGGCCGCGAACTTCACCGTCACCGCCGGAGGACGCACCTTCGAGCTGAGGCCGCTCACGGTGCGCGAGCGGATGCGCCTCTCGAACATGCACGTCGAGCGGGAGCGCGCGAAGGCGATCGACACGGCGCGCGCGATGGACGCGAAGGGCCGCGAGGCCGCGGAGTTCGTCGCGGCGCGCGTGGACGAGGCCGAGCGGATGAGCTCGTTCGTCATGTCGGTCTTCACGATCGAAGGCGCGATGGCCGTGCTGCTGATGGCTGCGCGGTCGCATGCCGAGGCCGAGGAGATCGGAGCGCTCGTCGAGCCTGCCGAGAT